TTTTCAATCAGTTGCTAAATTTGGCAGCAATTGGAATAATGCGGCTAAAGCCAGCACCTTCTATTGGAATTTGAATAATTCAGCTTCGAATGCGAATGCGAATATCAGCTCGCAGCTTTTATGTGAATAAAACCAGTATAGCCAATGTACTGGGTGTAAGGTGAAGAGGCATCCCGGCTCGGTTGAAATGATGGGGTAGGTGAACGGAGACCTACCCTAACGGGCCAAATATTTGTAGAAAAGCTGTCTTAGTACGCTCCTGACTACTAATGTAGTTTATACAGTAAGACGAATGGTCGGCGAAGTATTCACACACATTGGCATCCTATTGGTTAAGAAAGGAGAGAAAGATGCCTAAGAGAGCTAAGGTTTCAGAATGTTCTGCTGAAATGGTTTATGATATAGTAAATCTACAAAAGGCACACCAAAATGCTCGAAAAGGCAAAAGTTATTATAAAGAAGTTCAGATGGTAGATAGTAACCCAGCTAAATATTTGTATGATTTACAAGATGATATAATGAATGGTACTATTAAAACATCTGAGTATATTAGATTTGAAAAACAAGAGGGACCAAAGTTAAGGGAAATATTTAAGTTACCATATTATCCAGACAGGATTTATCAATGGGCTATCATTCAGGTTATAGAACCAACATTGATAAAACATTTGACAAGAGATACATATAGTGCTATTCCAGGTAGAGGAACTTATGCAGCATATAAGGCTGTTAAACACGCTTTGAAGTCTGATGTAAAAGGTACTCAATGGTGTTTGAAAATTGACATTAAAAAGTATTATCCAAATATCAATCGAGAGAGACTTAAAAAGGTGTACAGGCATCTGATAAAAGATAAGGGTATAATCAATATGTTAGATGAAATAATTGATAGTATGCCTGGAGATAAAGGAGTTCCAATTGGTAATTATATTAGTCAATATTCTGGTAATGTTTATTTGTCAGAGTTTGACCATCGTGTCAAAGAGATATATCGTATAAAATATTATTTTAGGTATATGGATGATATGGTGTTTTTAGCAGAGACTAAAGAGGAGCTTCAAGTTCTTTTGAAAGAAATCAAGGTATGGCTAAAAGAAGAACTTGATTTAGATGTAAAAGAAAATTGGAGTTTGTTTTATGTTGAGGACAGAGGAATTAACTTTGTCGGTTATGTATTCAAACACAATAATATTAGACTTAGACGGTCAATCGTAAATACATTACGAAAGATTAGCTTAAAGATTAAGCAGAAAGTGAATAAAGGACAAATAATCAACTTCCATTTATATTGTGGTATCAATTCAATGTGTGGTTGGTTAAAACATTGTGATAGTGGTGGTTTAAGAGAAAAGTATGTGGATATAATTTGGGACCACGTAACTTATTATCACGACAAAGTAATTAAATTGAATGCTGAGAAACGGAGGTTAAAGAAACATGCAGGTAATTCAGGGAACAATACACGACGAGCAGCCTGATGCTCTTATCTTTTGGCCTACATCTGTTGATGTAAATAAAAATATTGAACAGGTATCGGTAGAAGATAAAGAGACTGGTGTTGTTCAACAGAAGTGGAAATGTGATACTTATCGCTACGATAAGGATGAGTACATTGAAGAGCTTCAAAATCAGAATGATGCGCTCAATAAACAGATTACAGATACGCAGGTTGGTTTGGCTGAAGTATATGAAATGATATTGAGCTGATATTATGAGTATGGAGGTAATTATGGTTCAGGTATATGTAGACCTTATTTTGAAGGGTAAGAAAACGATTGATGATGTACCGGAGAGAATAAGAGAGCAGGTTAGAAAAGCCCTTGAGGACCAGGGTTATGACGTTGAATAGTTGGCTTATTCAATTCATCATAATAGTATACAGTTGTATGTTAACCATCTATCTTATTTTCCGGTGGATATTCAATGATAATAACAAGGAGGAAATTGAAATGGCAGTTGTATATGCTACACTGATTATCAAGGGTAAGCGTGTTTTCCATGCTATTCCTACTACTATTAAGAGGCAGGTTGCTGATGTCCTTATTGATATGGAACTTGAGGACCTTATCGACGAGGAAGAGTACAAGCCTACTAAGGTAGCAGAATAAGAACGGAGGTAGTCAATTATGTTCAAGGATTTACTTCCTTTGTTACAGTTACAGGATTTTGTATTCCTGTCTGGTAGTGGAGCTGTTGTTCTGGCTACCATAATTCAAACTTTATCAAAGAGGTATAAGCCTTGGACATGGTTGGCTAGTCAATTTGGTAAAGCAGCAAATAAGGAGATGCTTGACAAGCTAAATGACCTTGAGAAAAAGGTTGATAAACTTGAAAAGCGAGATAATGAGCAAGATGCTAAACAAGAAGAAGAAAAGGCCAAAGCTGCTCGTAGACGGATATTAAGATGTTCAGATGAAATACGTTCTAAGCAACGACATTCAGAGGAATATTTTAATGATGTGTTAGATGATATTACTTTCTATACACAGTATTGTGATACACATCCAAAGTTCAAAAACGAACAAGCAGTAATGGCCATCCATCTTGTTGAGAGAACGTACAATAAGTGCATAGAGGATAACGATTTCTTATAATAATATATCGTCGTCGGGATTGGTTTAGAATATTTTGTTACTCCATCTTGACGACGATTTTTCATTATTATATAATAGGACCATAAAATCCATCAGAAAATTTATAAAAACTTTCTCTTGACAAACTATTTTCTGTATGGTATAATATATATAGATGGTAAATGATGATAAACATATTTACTATTTGTATTCAGTTCTTAGTTAAGAAAAGTAGTTATGGTTAAACAATTTCAAAAATGAAAGGAGAACACAGAGATGTTCACACAGGCAGAGTTACTGATGAAGAAAAAGCCGGAGATTATGAGTATCGCCAAGGAGCTGAATATTCCTCGTTATAAAGGAAAATCAGAAAAGACCAAGGATGAACTCATTGAAAGTATCTTGGAGGTACAGAATGGAAAAGATACTCAGGAAGCTGCTTCAGTATCTGACGAGAAAACTGAACAGGTTGAACAGCCGGTTAAGGTCGAGAAGAAACAGAGCAAAGTAGTTGCTGAGGTTCAGAAGTTAAAGGAAAAGAAACCTGAGCTTACAGAAGAGCAGAAGGCAGAGAAGAAACTCAGTTATATTGAGGGAGCCAAGGTTGGTACACTGGTAGCTTTCAAAACCGATAATGGTAAAATCAAGTCGGCTATGATTGTTAAGAGGTCAACCAAAAATCGTAAGTTCAAGCTTGAGACAAAATACGGAGCTTCGTTTATCGTTCCTTTTGATGATGTGATTTGGGTCAGAACAAACAAAAGATGGCCTAAAGGAGTATATCAGTTGTTAAAGGGAATAATAGATGAAAGTGAGGTAACCGAAGATGGCAGAGAAGAAGTACACAGCTGAACAGTGGGCTAAAGAAAGAATTAAGTACTACTGGGAAAGAAAGAGAACTTATGAGTCAACCAAAAGGTCTTTTGAGGATGATAAGTATGAGTTCCACCAGGAGATGGACAGGTACTTTGATGTGGTTGCCGATGAAGATGGAAAGGTAACTGTAAACCTTGAAGGTATGTTCAAGGGTGTAAAGAAACTAATCTGTCAGAGAATATCACAGGTAAAGGTTGAGTTCGATATTAAGAAGCTCGACAAAATCCTTAGTAAAGAACAGAGAAAGAAAGTGATACAGAAACATTATCAGGTAAACAATTGGCCTGGACTTCTGAAATTGTTAAAAGAGTCAGGTGTTGAATGGAAGAAGTTTCTGAAATATGTTAATGTATCTGAGTCGGTCAATGAAGGCCAGCTTGAACAGCTTGTAGAACTGGGAGAGCTTAACAGTGAGGAGGTCAAGGCTTGTAGTAAAGCTAAGATTAAAACTCAGTACTACAAATTAACAGAAAAATAGGAAAGGGATATGAACAATGATAGTGAACTAGCTAAGGTGCTTTGGTATTATGGTTTGATACCTACAGTAGATGAAGCTGTTCAGAAGATTGTATGTCCTTTCCATAGTGACGTCAATCCATCTATGATGATTGATTTGCAAAAAGGTAGATGGTATTGTTTTGGATGTGGTAAGAATGGAGATGCACGAAAATTTGTATCTGAAATGGAGTGGAAGTATCACCAATTAAATGACCTTGAAGCTGCTGTAAAGTATCGAAAGATACTGAAGTCTAAAAAGGTCAGTGATATTAAACTTTCAAAGGCGGTACGAAAATTCAGAAGGCCCTCTAAAAAGGTTTTATATGATGAAGCCTATGATTATTACCACTGTCTATCTAAAGTCGATTGGCGGAACCCTGGTGAGATTACAGAGGTATTAGAAGCAAGGCGATATATGAAAGACAGAGGATATTCATCACAGACATTAAACAAAGTGAAAGCCAAGGTCACGTATAATAACCAGTATGGTTTGATATTCCCAATGCTTGATAACGGTAAGTTTAGAGGTTGGGTATGTCGTACGATGATTAAAGAAGTTGAACAGAGAAGAAAGTATCTGTACAATGAAGGCTTCAGTAGAGCAACTACCTTATGTGGAGATTATGGTTCAAAGGAATATGTTATTGTGGTTGAGGGTTTTATGGATAGACTTCGTTTTATTGAAGTCGGTATAGAACCTGATAATGTGGTAGCAATTCTTGGGTGGAAGATGTCTGATGAACAGCAACAAAAGCTCAAAGATAAGGGTATCAAATATATTATAAGTGCGTTAGATAACGATGAAGCAGGTAAAAAAGGAACAAGGTTCCTCAAAACAACCGGTTTCAAAATAGTCAGGTTTCAATATTTGAAAGGAATAAAGGACCCTGGTGAAATGAGTGAGGAACAGTTCAAAAAGTGTTACAGAAGAACAATGGTAAAATATCGCGATAAATTTTCAATAGAAAAAGCAAAGGAGTAAACAAATGGGTTTATTAGATAGTATCAAGAGAGATGCAAAGAAGTCCGGACAGAACAAAGGAAAATTCATCTATTTTCGTGAGGGTCAGAAGCAGCGTATTCGCTTCCTGCAGGATATGGATGAAGGGTTAGAGATTACGTGGCACGACAGCTATGAGCAGGGAATTAACGTTCCTTGTCAGGAGCACTTTGGCCGCGATTGTCCTTATTGTAATGATGATAGCTTGAGGACAAGAAGCATGTATTGCTGGTCCGTATACAATTATGAGACCAAAGAAGTTCAGCTGTTTATGTTTGCTGTAAATAACTGTTCTCCTATTCCTGCTCTTGTAGCTATGTATGAGAATTATGGCACTCTGATGGATAGAGATTATGTTATCTCTGTATCAGGTAAGCAGCAGAACAAGACATTCTCTGTTGTTCCTATGGATAAGGTTAAGTTCAGAAATGAGAAAGCTAAGCCTTATGCAGAGAAAGCTGTTCTTCGTATGATTGATAAGGCTTGGCCTTGTGAGGAGTCTGGTTCCGATGATGATTTAGAGGACGAGGATGATACACCTAAGAAGAAGGCACCTAAGAAGTCTGGCGGTAAGGTAAAGACCAAGAAGCCGGTAGATGATGATGAGGACGAGGACGACGACTATGATGATGAAGTCGAGGATGATGTAGAAGATGAAGATGGAGACGACTATGAGGATATGAGTCCTAAGGAGTTGTACAATCTTTGTAAGAAGCGTAAGCTCGATGCAGCACCTAAGAAATCATCCAAGTACTATATCAACATTCTTCGTGAGGCTGATGAAGCTGAAGAGGATTGGGGTGACGATGAAGATGAAGAGGACGAGTGGGAGGAAGATGATGAGTAAGACATTGACAGATTTGTTTGTACAGCAGGCCGGTAATCAGCAAGAGATGTTGAAGAACGGTATGTATGATAAGTTTGTCGATAATGGCTATCAGATTGGTGAAACAGGTTTACCGGTAGATAGACCAATGCTCGCATCATATCACGTTCAGCAGCTCGTATCTGAAATCGGTGAGGTTCTTGATGCTGATAAAAGGTGGAAGAACTTCAGAAATGAGAAGTATGACAAAGATGCTAAGGCAGAAGAGCTTGCTGATTGCTTTATTGTTCTGATGAATATTTGTATGTTCTCTGGGTTATCTGGTGAAGATATGGAACAGGCAATTTCAAGTAAGATTGATAAAGTATCAGCTCGTATTAGCGAAAACAAATAAGACTGAGGGGAGGGTAATACCTCCCCAAAGTTGTATTAAAGAGGTGACGATAATGATAATTATAATTGAGGGTATCGACAGAGTTGGTAAGACTACGTTGGCTAATATGCTCAGTGAGCGATTTAATATTCCAATCTATAAGCAAGAACGAATTGGTGGTAACGAGATACAACTTAATATTACTGCGAGAAATAGTGGTAGGTTACAGAAGAGTTCCAATCTACTGATGAATTATACAAGAGCTCGCACACTGGTTGATTTTTGGAATTGGAAAGGATATAATGATAATATAATTATGGACCGGTTCCATTGGACAGAAGCTGTTTATAGTCTGGTTGATAGACATAGTCCTGAAGTAAGAACAATGATGGAGAACATTGAAAGAGAAATGCTTAAACAGAAAGACAAGTATTTCATTATTCAGGTTATGCCGGTAGATATTAAGTGGAGCAGTAGACAGCACGGTTCAGATTTGGTAAGGCATCAAAAAGAGTTTGATGATTTGTATAACAAAAGCAAATTAAACAAATATCGTTGTACATTTTATTCGTATGATATGTGTATTGACGAGGTAGAAAGGAGATTGAATAATGGCACGTCCAAATAGACTTATCCAGTTTTATCTGGTTAATCTGTGTAATTCAAGATGTAAGACTTGTCATATTTGGCAGAATGGACAGGCACATCGACAGGAACTTTCTATTATGCAGGTAGAAGAAGTGATAAAAGAATTTCCTGAAGCCGATTATGTTTTTGGCGGTGGAGAATTTACCTTGTATAATCAGAGAGACCGGCTTCTTGATTGGTGTGATAAAAATAAAATCAACTATACAGTACTTTCAAATGCTGTTAGCTTGAAGCTGCTTGAACAGCTATTGGCTTCACACGATATTAAAAATCTTACAATGAGTTGTGATGGTACACATCACGATGAAATAAGAGGTATTAAAGGCAATCTGAAAAACATTGAGGAGATAATTAAAGCTTGGAGAGGACATATTCCTAATATCAAGCTTAGTTATACTTTAAGTAGTTTCAATGAA